CTTTGATGCTTCATTACCATCGTCATCTTCTGATGGTAGCCCAAACATTGATTGCAAACCATAACGCTTGGCATATGTAATACCGCTTCCCATTTTTTGTGGGTCGGCAGGGTCTTTGGATCGTATTGGTGTGCGTGATGAGCGAGTCTCACCAGATGGTGCGTGTATTAATGTAGTGCGAACAAAGACCATAGATGATTCTGATTCAAAATCTATCTCTTGTGTAAAGCAAATGCCAAACTGATGTGCCTTTGATGCGGCTTGTATTACAGCCTCGAGGCTTGCGTAGTTGGATCTAAAGTGTGGGTTCTTGCCATCTTTGACAGCAGATACATGTAGTTTTTGAAACTCTAGTAATGCATGGTTTAGTGTTTTGATTTCTTTAGTCATTGGGTTCTCCTATACTTTGGATGTTATGCGTAATGAGCCACGCTTATCACGCTTGATTGAAAGTAGGTCGCAATATACTTCTCTTTCATTGTCTCCTACCATTGCTTTTAAATCATTTTTAGCACTCTCGAATGACTTAGCTAAGTCTTGAGAGTTAATGTATTCATGACATAATGATATGAAATGATTGTCTCCTGTTGCATCTCGCCTGACCATGTTATCAACTAATACTTTATCTATGGATACTGGTGCTGGTGTTTGAAAGGGTTCTGTATCTTCAGACACACACCTCCAAAACTCTGATAAGTGTACCTGCATTCTTTCTAGATAATCTTTATCTGCTGATACATTAACGCATTCCCATTTTCTGTTGCCAAATATAATTGATAGATAACAAGAACTTGATTGTGCTAACCACATATAGAACTGCATCTGTGGCATGTATTGACGCAAGCAATTTTCCATAGTGTTGTATTCATATGTATGCTTGCATTCTAAGATAGCATGGTCTGGTTTAACTATGGCATCGACAGTACCTTTGAGGGGTATGTCTTGCCATAGCATTTTAAATTCTTGTTGTTCGTTTACAACATCGATTAACATTGGATGATTCTTTTTAAACCAATCAATATTAAACTGCTCTGTGTATGAGCCTAGCTGTACTGCTAAGTTGTCAGACAAATCATCTGGTTCTTGTCTGCCAGTTTTGACTAGCCAAAGTTCATGCCAGTCTGCATTCATAATGCGGTTCATATCTGATCCGCCAATAAATCCTTTTCTTTCCATAATGGTTCTCCTTTATTTTGTTGTACTGCAATTACGCAGTAAGGTCAACTAATTTTTTTGTAAGAGTATTCAATAGCATCTTACGTTTCTTAACTCGCCATTCAATATGCTGATGGAACTCTGCATATGAAGGCCAGAATCTACAAGTCTCAGATACTTTCTTAATTGCAAACACTACAATGTCAGCTGGATATTCCATAAGCTGATAGGCAAGAGAGTTTATTCTTAGCTCATGGTCTTCTGGTGTTTCACCTGATGGCTTCACAACAAGCGTTGCAAGCAGGGCTAACTGGTCTTTAATTGCATCTGGACTCATTATAGCTAAAGAACATTCAACAGCCCTGATAGCCTTGTATGCGTCATCAATAGTATTAACAGTAATATTAAAACCTCTTGTGTAAAACTCAGCACCATGAGATCCAAATCTGGTATTAGTCAGTTCGATTACCTTGTAACCTGTTATTGATTCGAGAGAAGTAACTAACTTGTTGTCGACTTCTGTTGGATTGTTTATCTCCAATAGCTTTTCCACTGAGCGTTTTTGCTGTGCCGTAGTTAATGCTGTTCCTACACCAAAGTCGGTAGGCTCTGTTGATGTCGATAAACTTGTTGCCTTTTGAAATGTGGTGGTCACAGAATCTAGCTGTTTCATGGTCATGGTCTAAGTTCTCCTTTGCTTTTGTATCTATAGATGCAATTAACTCTGCGGTTGGTTGCCAATTATCTGGAACAACACGCTTAGTATTATTAGATTTAGAGGTTATTGATAGGTTAGTGTCGCTCTCAGCTACCACATAGTCGTCTGAAACTACTACCTCATCAGGGAAAACTACATATCTATTAGATAAAGTTCTTGAGCCTGACTCTTTTATCAACAAACCATTTTGCTCTAGGTAATCTAGTTTGTTGAACACTGTAGTTCGATGCATGGCTGTACGTTTAGATAGTAATGATATGCTAGGCCAACACAAATGAGTATCTTCATTTGCATGGTCGCATAACACAACGAACAACCACTTAGCATAGCAGTCTGGTATGTCAGCTTTGATTGCTTTCGCCATTAGTATGAATGACATCTTGGTTCTCCTTTAGTAATGGTGCTATCTTTTTTTCAAAGACATCACCATCAAATATGATTAATGTTTTTGGTGTACCTACTTTTCTTTTGTAGATTAAGATATCTCTCACAACAGTAAACGGATTAGGAAAGTTCGACTTGTCTCTGTACTTAACTTCAGTTACCAGTCGTTGTCCTCCGATGTTCCAGATGATATCTCCGCTATACTCTCCTCCCAACGCTCCAGATAGCGGTTGTCTTTTTGCTTTGAAGCCGATTTTTTGTAGCCATTTGACGAGGCTTCTTTCGTGATAGTCTCCTTTAGCGCGATTTTTTCCTGCCATGTGTCCCTCTCATAACAATCAATACATAATGTATGATGTGTTGGTGGATTGATTGTAGCTAGTATGCATACATACCAATGAGTATAGTTTCTGCAAGCATCACAATGATAAGGAACACCTTGATTATTGTTTAGTCTTTTTCTTATGGACTTTGAGCGTAAGGCCAAGAGCGTCTAACCAACAACTAAACAAGAAACCAGAAGGCACTCTCTTGTATTGTTCCCATTTGTGTACCAAAGATTTTGCACAACCTATCCTATGAGCAAGTTCCTCTTGAGATATTTTTTGCTGACTCCTGTGGCGCACGAGTTCATTGATAATCATTTCATAAGTATCAGTTACTTGTACTTCTTTTTTGAAGTGCTGAAAGTTTTTCAATTTGGTGTTGCACCTTTAGAGCAGTGTGATATCTCAAATCTTTTCCCATCTTAGCTCGATAATATGTAGAGTCTCTAACACCAGCAGACAAGAAAGCTTCTTTCAAGTTTACTTTTTTATCTGCTGATTTGTTTTCTAATATTGTCATGTAACTAAGCATACTTCCTTATGATGCATACTTGCAGTAGATGTCAATCACTTTCTGGTTGATAGTATTCTGTTGCCCAGTGAATGCGCTGTTGTCTGTTGGAATACAAACCTTTTTTTGTTCTTCCATCTACAGTTACTAATCCTTTATCTATAAGTGGTCTGAATCTTGGTGTTATACTACTAGTTCTGATAGATAAGAATTGATCTATCTCATCCATCGTTGCACCAGACTTTCCGAACATTGCTATTGCATCAAGAACAGCTTTCTCTAGTTTAGTAACATCTAGATTGATTGCCGCATCAACTGATGTATCTGGGTCAGTAGTTCTTACCATTTTATATGCGTCTTTGTTTTCCATTTTAGTTCTCCTTTTGTGTTAAGTTATCTGAACCACAAGCACACACTGTGCCATAGCCTTCACATGGTTCACGTAAATCTGTCTCGAATGTTTCTGTTTCACAATCTTGACAGATGTAAATTACATCAAGGTAAGTCATGTAGTTGGGGGATAAAGTCATCGATGTCCTCCTCATTTAAGTTGTTATCTTCCCAAGCTTTAGTTGCTCTTGTAATAAATTTTTCTTTGTTGAATTTATCATTGGTACTAGCAAGCTTATCTGCTAGTGCAACGATATGATTAGGCCAAGGTAACATTGGCGCAAGTTCATCAGCGATAAACTCATAGTGACGTTGTTGCATTAATGGCATTACTTTACACTCCTTGGTGGTTGATATGCATGTTCTTCATGGATATCTCGTTGCATTACTTCATGGTAAGTATCAAATACTTTATCGATACCTAGTTTAGATCCGCCTATGTTGGTTTTGAATTGAGAGTCTTCTTCTAAAGCACGATCATATAATAGGTCGAGTTGTTTTTTTACTCTTGTAACTTGGTTGATGAATGATATATGGTAAGTCATGAATTTTTCTCCGATTCATATTTAGATGAAACTTATAGCCCTGTTTGCTTTATGTGTAGCTACAGGGCTATCTTTTTTTATTGTATCAAAGCCCACTCAGGTGCTTTGAATGCTTTGGATAACTGACCTTCACGCAGTCTGCGTGTGTTAGCAGGTGATGATGAGTCATCGGTGTGAGTAGCCCAATAGGTACAAGCATTGTATAAAGCCCACTTGTTTTTACCTAATGAGTAAGTCTCATTGCGATAGATAGACATTAGATTATCTAGTTGTCTTTCATTCCATTTGAATGTTGATGTGTTGTTATTGATTTTGCATATGGCATATTTGAAAAACTTCTCAGCCCAATCATCAGTTACAGATATCTTCATCCATTGCTGATACAAACCTTTTGTATTCATGAATGTACCAAGACCTAATTTTATTTTAGAAGCTGACCCTGCTACTGATACATTAGCTGTATGTTTAGCCCATGTCTTAGCTACTGTGTCTGCTGTTGTGCATCCATTCAAGCACCAGAGTCTCATACCTTGTGCTTGCTGTTGAAATGCCCAGCTACCATCATAAGAATTATAGAATAGTATTTGAAATCTTATATGGTCTCCTACTTCTGGTTCAATAGTTAAGTCATTGAAGTCGATAATGC